ATCGAGAAGTTTGGTATCCACCCAAACAACTTTGCTCTCGCAAGGGCAATGGTTGGTGACACCAGTGATAATCTACCTGGAATCAAGTCTGTCGGTCTTGCAACTGTAAAGAAACGATTTCCTTTTTTGATTGAGGAAAAGTCATATACTATTGATGACGTTGTTGACTATTGCGAAGCTGCTGATTCAAAACTAAAGATATACCAAAACGTGATTGAGGAACAAGATCTTCTTGAGGAGAACTATAAAATCATGCAACTTTATTCTCCCCTTATTTCTCCTCAAGGTAAGAGAAAGATTAAATATAATATTGACAATGCGGACTATCACTTCAACAAGACAGAGATAATGAAGATGATGATGGAGGATGGCTTTGGTTCTTATAATTGGGATTCATTATTTCAAAATTTTAAGCGGATTTCTCTTGAAAATAAAAAATAAGTAAGATATAATTACTTTTCACATGGGAGAAAGCATTGTTAGCAAATCAAGGTAATCTAACCTTTTCAAAGTTTGGCAAATCGTTCCAAGAAAGTCTGGTTCAACTTATCGTGGAACAGCGGGTGTTTGCTGATCAAATTGAAGAAGTGTTAGACATAGAATTTATAGAGTTCAAATATCTCAGAGCTTTAATCCGAAAGATCTTTGAGTACAAGCAAAAGTATAAAACACACCCTTCGTATCAGAATCTTGTTACAATTTTTAAGACAGAATTTGAAGAAGAGAATGAGATTCTAAAGAATCAAATCAAAGATTATATTATTCGCATCAACAAGAGTGAAGTTGATGGTGAGGAGTATATCAAAGATACAGCGCTTGATTTCTGTCGTAAGCAGAAACTAAAGGAGGCAATGGTAAAATCCATTGGACTTCTTCAGCAATCGTCTTTTGACGAGATCAGTTCCGTGATCAATAACGCTCTAAGGCTTGGCTCGGATAACGAGCAGGGCTATGAGTGGATTGCTGATTTTGAAGAGCGCTTCAAGGTTAGGGCAAGGAACCCAATATCAACCGGCTGGGCTGAGATGGATAAGATATCCAAGCAGGGCCTCGGCAAAGGTGAGTTGGGTGTCGTGATTGCCCCGACAGGTGCCGGTAAGTCAATGGTACTAACACACCTTGGAGCACAAGCGCTACAGGCCGGCCACAACGTTGTTCACTATACATTGGAACTTTTGGATACCGTTGTGGCTGGCCGATATGATAGTTGTATCACAGGCATCGAACTTAATGAATTGTTGAATAAAAAAGACGAAATATATGAACAAATTAAGGACATTGATGGTAAACTGGTTGTCAAGGAATATCCAACGAAGACTGCCAGCGTAAAGACTTTGAGAAACCATTTAGAGAAGATTAGAAAGCGCGGCGGTGATATCGACATGATAATTGTTGATTATGCAGATTTATTGAAACCAACATCCAATTATAGAGAAAAAAGAACCGAACTTGAATCTATTTATGAAGAGCTAAGATCACTGGCCTATGAGTTTTCGTGTCCTGTCTGGACTGCTTCACAAACTAATCGCTCTGGCTTGGATGCTGAAGTGATTACTATGAACTCGATCTCTGAGGCTTTTTCAAAGTGTTTCGTAGCTGATTTTATTTTTTCAGTATCTAGAACTATTATGGATAAGGCAAAGAATGGGGGTCGCGTTTTTATCGCAAAAAATAGAAATGGCCCTGATGGCATCGTATTCCCGATCTTTATGGACACTAGCAATGTAAAGATCGATGTGTTGCCAAAATCAAAACTGGAAGACAGCACAACACCGGTGAAGAATAATAGAGGATTGCTGAGAGAGAAATACATTAAATATATGACTGAGAACAATGGGAGTAAAAATACATGAGGAGTTATGATCCATATCAACAGAATGTGAGAAGGTTTCGACTTTCAGAGGTCTTTATTGACCAGTACAGAGATAAAGAGGTTCCTTGGGGGCCGTTAGGTTATGTTACTTACAAGAGGACTTATGCGAGAAGGCTTGATGAATTTGAGCCCGGTGCAAAAGGCACAGAGGAGTGGTACCAGACATGCCGCAGAGTCATCGAAGGTATGTTCACAATCCAGAAAAAACACGTCGCAGCACTCGGTTTAGAGTGGTTTGATACAAAAGCACAAAGGACAGCAAAAGAAGCTTACGACAGACTATTTAATCTCAAATGGACTCCCCCAGGACGGGGCCTATGGATGATGGGAACCAAGTTCGTGGAGGAGCGCACCGGTGCGGGATTATTTAATTGCTCTTTTCGATCAACTCGTGAGATCGACACCAAAGGTGGTTATCTATTTCGCTGGATCATGGATGCTCTCATGCTTGGCGTGGGTGTTGGCTTTGATACTCTTGGGGCCGGAAAGATTTCAATAAAAGAACCTGAGTGGGCAGATGAAGTTTGGTTCGTGCCTGATGATAGAGAGGGTTGGTGCGAATCGGTTCAGATTCTTTTAGATGGATACTTCTTCGGCCAAAAAGTCCCTAAATTTGATTACAGCGAGATTCGCCCATATGGAGCAGCAATCAAGGGTTTTGGAGGCACCAGTTCAGGTCATGGTCCCCTGAAAGAGCTTCACGAAAATCTAACCGAACTTTATAATAATATGATTGGTAAGGAGATCGACTCGACTACTATTGTTGATACAGAGAACCTTATCGGCAAATGTGTTGTCGCAGGCAATGTCCGTCGCTCTGCAGCCCTTGCTTTGGGTGCCTACAACGATATGAAGTATCTTTCGATGAAGAATGATCAAGAGAAACTTTATTCTCATCGTTGGGGTTCCAACAACTCATTTCACGCTCACGTTGGGATGGATTACACTTGGCATGCAGAACAATCACAAAAGAACGGAGAGCCAGGATATATTTGGCTCGATAACGCCAGAACCCGTGGTCGTATGAAGGACGGTTACAGAGATGATGATATCAATGTTGCAGGTTTCAATCCTTGCGTTGAGCAGCAACTAGAAGATGCAGAACTTTGCTGTCTTGTTGAAACATTCCCAGCCAAGCACGATGATTACGATGATTATCTTAAAACTCTCAAGATTGCTTATATGTATGGTAAGACTGTCACGCTTGTGAATACTCACTGGCCAGAGACAAACGGGATCATGTTGAAGAACCGACGTATTGGTCTTTCACAATCTGGTGTCGTTCAAGCATTTAATAAGCACGGTCGACGTGAGTTGATGAACTGGTGCGATAATGCCTATGAAGAGGTAAAAGGACTGGATAAGGAATATTCAGACTGGCTCTGCGTTCCTCGCTCTGTTCGTATGACGAGCATCAAGCCTTCTGGCACAGTATCTCTGCTAAATGGCTCCACGCCTGGTATCCACTTTCCAGAGGCAGAATACTATATCCGTCGTATTCGTTTCTCTGCGGATTCACAACTTTTGCCGACAATCGAAAGACACGGATACAAAATCGAAGATGATGCTTATTCACCCAATACAAAGGTTGTGGAATTTCCTGTTCATGAACCTTTCTATCAAAAGGGCAAGAAAGACATCAGCATTTGGGAACAGCTTGAGATTGCAGCACAATATCAACACTACTGGGCTGACAACTCGGTAAGCATCACTTGTACTTTCAAACCAGAAGAAGCAGGTGATATCAAATCTGCACTTGAGATGTATGAAACACGACTCAAAGCAGTTTCTTTTTTGCGCTATGAGGAGACTGGTTACGAGCAGGCTCCGTATGAGCCTATTACAAAAGAACAATATGAAGAGATGTCTTCAAATGTGACGCCTATCCAGCGAATTGAAACTGAAGAAGCTGGTAAAGGTACGAAATTCTGTGACGGCGAATATTGCGAACTATAAGGAGGTAAAATGCTATTAGATCCGAGAAACAGACATTTGTTAGTAGAGGTTCTTCCCGAGGAAGAAGAAAAAGAAAAATCGGCAGTTTTACTGCCTGATAATTACAGACCCACCAAAAGCCCACACGTCGCGGTTAGATTGCTAGAAAGGGCACCAGATTGCAGCGTTCAATGCTCGCACGGCAGTGTGTTGATTGTTGAAGCCAGAATGCTTAACGAAATCACATACAATAGCCATACATTTCACCTAGTTTTAGAAAATTACGTTTTAGGAGTAATTGAGTGAAAAAAAACTTGACAAGGTGAAAAAGGTGGTGTATAATTATTATATTAATTGAATGGAGGCCCCTGTAGGGGAAATGCCTATGATTGCATAAAAGAGAAGAAGGTAAAAGTTTCAATGTGATAACCATTTTGCCTTATCGAACAAAGAAGGGTTTCGATAAAGCAGATATCAATTAAGGAGGTATATCAACAATGGTTAAATTAATGGATGTACTGCGCTTTTTTAAGTTCAGTCAGAAGATTGAGGTCGACCCAGCTATGCAAAGAAGGATAGCTTGGGTCAAGAAGGATGTAGAGCTTTTTATTCAAGCTTTACTAGACGAGGATTCTCCGATGCCGATCATCGTTGCTGATGTTAGGCAGTGCCGGCAGGCTGCGGAGGATATCGGGGATTTTGATTCTGTCAAGTATTTTGAAGAATGGGAATCAAAAGGTGTTTACTACCTATCTATCGACGGGCAAAATCGCACGTTTGCGATCCGTCAATTTCTAAGCAATTCATTGAGAATTAGCCTCACATATGAAGGCCGACTGTACGAGAATATTCTGTACTCGGAGTTGCCTGTGGAGGTTCGTCAGGAACTCGATCGTCGATCGATGATTGTTTATCCTTTCACTGATAAGTCGCGAGCAGATCTCCATCGGACGTTCGAAAGAATTAACTCCGGTGTTCCACTTAATGAGTGTGAGAAACTTAACGCAAGACCTTCCAATATGGCTGGCCTTGTACGCGGGATTTCTGCGGATTACAAAAGTTTCTGGACCAAGAAAGTTCAGAGCTTGAAGTATTCTAGAATGCATGAACTTGAGTATATCGCTCAAGGTCTCATGTACCTTTGCAATGGTTTCGGCGCGAATAGTGATTTCGAAGATATCCGCTCGTTCTATGATGCACACCGGAATGTCTCCGACTTCACTCACGAACAGACGCTGCGTCGTATATTAACTGAGATGGAGCGTTGTGGGGAATCTCTCAAGAAGGGGAGGAAGTTCACGAAGGCTGATTATTGGGTCTTATACATGGCCCTCTATCACTTGGTGGTTACGGAGTCGTTGGCGTATACGCTAATTGATCCGGATCGGTTTCTCAAGACGGTCTCGGAGATCAACAAGGAGTTGATCAACTCTAGTGAGGAGGCCTTTTCAAGGGACAAGAGGATAGCTGCCAAAGCTGGTGAGGAGGAGCCTTCGAAGTCTTCTTATTACCACTGGCAGGTTTCTTCCGGTCATCGGACTGGTACTGTTCGCAAGAAGTGGCTAATTGAATTTTTTAGGGAATTCAAGAGCGCCTTGGATCACGGAAAGCTGGATGATTGTATTCAGCAACGTGTGAAAGCTGCCGCTTAACTAATTGATGGGGGGGCGCATGCCCCCCTGTCTTTCACTTATAGGGGAAATCATGGGCTACAACACAACTGGACAATCACACAAGAATGGCAACAAAGGGGAAAAGCAAGTTGAAGGTTTCTTCAGATTAAAGAAAGGTAGGTGTTTTGGATTGGATGAAGAGTACGGAGAGTTTATTGAAATACAACAACTTGGCGGCACTCAAAACAAAGATGATTCGCGTGCTGTATATGCTCGTGGAGCACTAGGTATATCTACTAAAAACAATACGGACGGCACATTTGATTGGATGAATACTACGAAACATGTTAAAGAAAGGTTTCCAAAATTAAGTGCCTTGGTAGAACAGTATAAGGGCAAATACAAGGGTCAGCCGAAATGTGAAAAGACTGTCGAGGTGTTTAGAAACTTGTTTAATCAAGAATCTCAGAGAACTCTTCTCGGCCTTTCTTCTAATGAGATAAGAGAGCTTTTACGAAATGCAATGCAGGGTACTCAAAAGCAATTCGTTGTAGTGATTCATAAAAAAGCCGATCTTTCGGAAAGGTATAAGGGCTTTTATGGTAAAAACCACCCAGAATATGAGTTTTTTGAATCGAAAGATTATGAATTATTTTTAAAACAAATGAGGGCTAAGACATCTGCACAGATCTGGGCAAGAGATTTAAGGACAGGAGAGGAACACAAGATCTCTCTGAGAGTAAGGCTCGTTTTGAATAATGGTGTGGGTGCTTTGTTGGGAGGTAAAGATTGGAGTTCAAACCCCAGTTCCTCCCCCTCTTTTAAAATTCAACAAGATGACGTTGATGGTCTTTTTGAGCAATTACGTGAAAATGGTCATCTACTAACAGAATCAGAGATACTGTAAGGAGGGTTTATGATCAAGGAAGGTGATGCTCTTAAACTACTTAAAGAGCTTGATGATTCCAGTACGAACTGTGTTTATTTCGACCCTCCCTTTAACACGGGGAGGGTCTTTAGGCTTGCTTCAAATAGTGAAATTGGTTTTAATGATGTTTGGGAAACAGACAACGATTATGTCAACTTAATTGAGCCTGTTTTGGTTGAGTTAAAGAGGGTCATGAAGAAGGATGCATCACTCTTCTTTCACATATCGGCAGCAGAGATGTTTATCCCAGAGATGCTCTGCAGAAAGCATTTTAAAAATGTCCAACCTATATTCTGGAAAAAGTCCAGATCCAAAAACAACATAAAGAAAAAGCTTGGTGCAACCATTGATGTTATTTTCTGGTGCTGCGATAACAAGAATAAAAAGTTTAATATGGTTTACCAACCTTTAGACGCTTATTACGCCGAGAATTCTTATAAGAACAAAGATGAGAGAGGATTTTATGCCCTCGGACACCTCGTCAATGGTAGGCAAAGAAAATCAACTAATCCGGATAGACTTTATTCCTATACTAGAGATGATAGAACATGGCAACCAGAAAATGGTTGGAGATTATCCAAAGAAGATTTATTAAGTTTAATCGAAGAGAATAGGGTTCATTTTCCGAAAGGTAAAGGAAACTTGTATCGAAAGATCTATAAACACGAATCGAAAGGGAAACCAGCAACGGATTTATGGGATGATATTCACTCTATCGCTCAAGGAGGAGATTCAAGAGTCTACCCCACACAAAAGCCTGTGGGTCTGTTAGAAAGGATTGTGGAAATGACTACGGACGAAGGGGATCTTGTTCTGGATCCCATGGCTGGTTCGGGTACAACCGGTTTGGCTGCGAAGAATTTGAATAGGGAATATATACTATTTGATAATAATTCCGATGCAGTTAAGATAATGAAAGAAAGACTTGAGCAACCTTGAAGACCATATTTATCACTACGATCATTTAGTCATCGGAAGTGATCTGAATGCAGTTATTTTTGCGTACTTGAAAGGATATCCTCTAGTTACTAATAGAGATGTATTTCCTTTTAGGTTTGATTGTTTTGACTGTGATGTGGATATTAGCAAGCTCAATACTGGCTTGGAAAAGATACAACTACAAGAAAAAACCCTTGGGCCTTCAAAATTTGACGTATACAAACATCTTAGTTTTCTGCTTAGTGTGGCTGGTCTTCTTCCTTTGGGCAACAAGTTCTTCTCTTCCAGGTTGAAAGAAAACAATCATTTAAAAATAACAACAAAGAATTCCAGAATGATTAATATAAAGTTTAATCATCTCTATATTTTTAATGATGATAATATATCTGGATTACCAGAACCAATTGAATCGTTGGATGAAGGTATGTTTAAAGTGTTGGATTGGATTGATGCTACCAGTTGCACTACTCACCCGCACGACTACTTTGAGTTTGAAGACGATTTTGTAAGAGAGATCTACTTTTACCCCTCGGATAGATTGGATGGAAATCATCCAAATAAGAAAGATCTTGTTGCTGTGTCATATTTAAATGCAGAACAATTAAAGGACTATGAATATTCAGATGTATATACTAAATTCAAAGTTCTTCAAATTATGAAGGAGAAGGGCATAAAAGGTCGCCGCAATGGTCGCGATATGTTGGATAAAACAAAATATAAATACTATGCCTTAAAATTACAACCACATAAGAGAGAGGTAATTCCTCTTCAAAAAAATCTATATGATGATTTAGAAAACATAGAGTTTATGTATGAAAGCGAAGAAGATCTTCTCAATATAGAAAAGAACTCTCACTACGTTCATCATATCAATTCAGTAATGGCGGAATATGGAAAAGCATGATATATCATCATTCCATCTCGCTGGAATTATACCGGTCGCCGGCCAAGATTTAGATTTCAATATGCCTTGGCATGACTGTTTGATGCCTATCGCACAGAACTATCTTGCTGTTGAAAGAGCAGTGGTAGAATGTGCCTACGCTGGCTGCGAAACAATCTGGGTTGTTTGCCACGATGATATGCAACCATTAATCAGGCATCGTCTAGGTGATTGGGTGAGCGATCCTGTATGGGAATATCGCAAATGGAGTAAGTTCCCTTCACAGAGCAAAAAAGAGATCCCTATCTTCTATGTTCCGATTAGCGTAAATGATCGAGGGAAAAGGGATTGTTTATCTTGGAGTGTGTTGTTCGGTGCCTTAACCGCTTACAAAACAACACATATGATAAGCAAGTGGGTTACACCAAGCAAATACTATGTTTCGTTTCCATATGGAATGTATCAGCCTTGGGTTGTGAAAGAGCATAGAAAACATATTTCCCATAAGAACAGATTTTTCTTGACTCATGATGGAGAAAGTGTTATAAATGGTAAGTATTTATCGTTCACCTTTGATGGAGACGATTTCAAAATGTTTAGAGATCATTTAAGGTCGCAGGCAACAGGAATGTACAAAAAAGGTGGCCCAGGAGTAAAAAATGAGACTTTACCCATAGAAGAAAGGTATTCTGCGAGGCGTTTCGGTT